GTTGGTATCTGTTTGGTAGTATTTTTCTTAATAATAAAATATCTTATATGAATAAGAATATAAAAAGTAAAATATACAGTATAAAAAAGCAACAGTTACCCGTTACCAACAGTTACCTTTTTGAAAAATCAACCATGATGATATTGCCTATGCGTTCAATGATTCTTTTTTAACAGAATATTTTTCTGCTGAAAGCAATGATTCAATCATAGTCTTTACAACATTTTTGTCGGATTCATCAAGGGTGAGATACAAGGAAACCACATCATAAGCATCTGAACCGTGACATTTCTTGAATAGTTCACGACACTTTTTTAACTGCTGATCTTCTTCTGTTTCCTTCCAACCCATGATATAAGCTGGAGTTGTTTGGAGTGCATCAGCAATCTGTTTTATTTTTGATTGCCGTAATTCCTGAATACCAAGTTCGATTTTGTTTATGGAAGTTTTGCTTTTATATCCAATCTTATGTGCAAGTTCTTCTTGTGACATTCCTAATTCATCCCGCCTTGCTTTTATCCTTTCACCTATTGTCATTTAATCACCTTCTTCCCGGTTGGTTATGCTTAAAGAATACCATAAAATAGATTGAATATCAACTTTTATCAAATTTTTTATAAAAAAGTGTTGACATTTTATCTACTGAATGGTATTGTTGTGTCAGTAGATAAAACATCTACTCAAAACAAAGCAAGTAGGAAGGAACGGGTGAAGCGATAGGGCTACACGCAAGTGACATGGTGGTCGGGCTGCCGGATAGCAGACAGAGCGTGTGAAGAATAAACAAGACCCGTCAAAGTAGTTGAAGAAAACAGGAACGGTAGGGCAAGAAAGCAAAGTATTCAGAACTATTTGAAGAAAACTGAACAGGCTGAACCAATCAGCACTTTACCCCTAAACCAAGAAACCGTTAAGTGGAAGAATCAACCGCACGAGATGACACAGCACTTTGTTTCACAGGTCAGGAAGTTCCCCGACTTCCTGACTACTTCAAAAAGAACTGTTGCAGCAGTTCCGGGGAAAAGAACCAAGGAATAGGATTTCAGTTCTTTCAAAAAATTGTCTATTGTGTGTAGGTCAACAGGTTTTGGTGGTTTTAAGGTGAAATCATCAACGGTTTGAACAGTACCGTTCAAAAAGTTCAATGTTGGCTGACAGGTTTGCAGATTTTAATGTGAAATCTGATAAAGGTAAGACACCCCTGATGTAATAAGGTGTGCTGACAATAGACAACTTTTTGAAGGAACTGGGAAAGGAAATGGTAAGGCTATGAAGTATGCAATCTATGAAGGTAATCTTGATAGACTTGAAAAGAAGTTGAAGCGTATTTTTAATAAGTGCAAGGCATACGGTTGTGATTTCCACTATGAACAGACTGGTGAAGAGTTCAGAGAGTTGAAGGACGAAAAAGGAAACAAATACACCGCCCGTTTTGTACTGGTGGAAGCGGAAGGAACAGCAGTCATAAATGACTGGGAATTTGTTGCTGAACTGGAACACACTGAAAAGGGTAATATTATAACAGGTGTTGCAGGGATTGAAGTACCTGAAAGATACTATACAACCACACCTGTATGTGAACACTGCAACAGTAAGAGATACCGCAAAAACACATACATTGTCAGGAATAAGACAACAGGTGAGTTCAAACAGGTTGGAAAATCTTGCCTGAAAGATTTCACACATGGTATGAGTGCAGAAGCAGTTACGCAGTATATGAGCCTATTTGATACTTTGATTGAAGGTGAAACACCTGAACCCGGATGCAGTTATCAGCGGTATGTTAATACAAAAGAATATCTTTCTTATGTGGCTGAAACAATCCGTCATTTTGGTTACACAAGAGCATCTGATGAAGGTATCAGCACCGCAACAAGGGCATTAGATTTTTATGATGCAGCACATGGGCGGGCAATAACAAAAGAATACTTACAGGATTTACTTGATAAGATGCGGTCAGTGAACTTTGACATTGACAGTGATTTGACAGTAAAACTTGTGTCAGATGCCCTTGATTGGGTGTCTGAACAGGAAGAAAACAGCAATTACATTCATAACTTAAAAACGGCTTGTAGTCTTGAATATGTCAAAGGGAATTTTGGCTTGTACGCTTCATTATTTCCGGCGTATGACAGGGGGTTAGAACGAACCGCAAAGAGAAAAGCAGTTCTTGACATAGAACAGTCATCAGAATATGTCGGTGAAATTTCTGACAGAATCACAGTAAAAGTTCAGTCTGTAAAGTGTGTAACAAGTTGGGAAACTGATTTCGGTGTCACCCACATATACAAGATCATAGGTGCAGATGGAAATGTTTATACATGGAAAACTGGAAAGTATATTGATGATACTGTTGATGAAATGTCAATCACTGGTACAGTAAAAGCACATACAGAGTTTAGAGGTATAAAACAGACTGAATTAACAAGATGCCGGGTCGCTGCCTGAAAGCACCCGGCAATGAAAGAAGGTGATGAAGTGAAGAAAATAGTTGCAGCATGGATTGAACAGATTCTTGAATTTCCAACCAAACTTGAATACCTTGCGTATATGGAAAGCCTGAAAAAAGGCAGATCGCAGAAGTTCAAGGAAACATCCTTTGAACAGTTGGAATCAGGGGTTGTAAGAATAACAATCAGGAAGCAGTACAATAACAATGCGTTTCCTGATGATGATGAAAAGGAAGGTGAAAAGTAAGATGACGAACACAGAGTTATTAAGGGAAAAAATCAATGCATCCGGCTATAAATTGCAGTTTGTGGCTGAAAAGTGCGGGTTGACTTACTTTGGACTTATGAAGAAGGTCAACAATGAAACAGAGTTCAAGGCAAGTGAAATCAAGGCACTGAAAGACCTGTTAAATTTAACAGATGATGATGCAACTAAGATTTTTTTTGCCTAAAAAGTAGATAAAATATCTACTGTAAGAAAGGATAGGTGATAAATTATGAAATTCAGCGAAAAGTTGAAACAGGCTATGCAGCAGTTAGGTGTCAATCAGGCACAGGTGGTTGGAATGACCGGGAAAAGTAAAGGGTCAATCAGTATGTACCTGAATGACAAAACAGTTCCGTCAGAACAGGTTCAGAGTGATATTGCAGTGTCACTTGGACTTGCACCTGATTATTTTGAACAAGAAGAAAACCCGGTGATCTTCAAACCGTCAAAGTGTGAAGATGGCATCCAAACCTTAACAATACATGAAGTTGCTAAGTTGATGCACAAGCACACAAACACAATAGCACTTGGTTTACAACAGGGGGTTTTTCCTTGGGGGTATGCAATCCATACTTCTGAACACCGCTGGTCTTACTTCATCAATGCAAAGCGTTTTGCAGAAATTGAAGGTATTGCCATATAAGGCGGTGATCTTATGCAGATAGGTGACAAAGTAAAAATCATTTCTTACAGAAGCAGCAAACTTGAAGGGTTAAGTGGTGTAATCACAAGAGAATATAAAGGTATTTTCGGTGTGATGGTTGAAGGTCATAAAAACCATAACAGTCAATACGGGTGCTACTGGTTAAGAAAAAGTCAGATCATTTTATTTGAAATTGAAGAAAGTGAGGATGAAGAAATGTTTGGAGATTATAAAACCGTACAGGTATCTTTCCTGAATGACAATGAAAAAGAACAGGTGTGTATGTCAAAGTACGCAATGTATGACAACTTTGAAGTTGGTGATGTGGTAGTAGTTAAAACAGGGCATCACGGCTTGGCAGTCGCAAAGATTGCAAGTATTGATGACACTGTTTCAAGGGTTGCAAATGGTCGTGAGATCGTCACAAAGGTTGACATGGGTACATATGAAAACCGTGTTGCATCAAGAAAACGTGTGTCAGAATTAAAGACCGCTATGGACGTAAGAATCAATAAGTTGCAGCGTATGGCAGTGCTTGAAATGTTTTCGGAGAAAGACCCGGAAATGAAAGCATTACTTGATGAATATAAAGCGTTGACAGAACAGAAAGGTGAGGTACAGAAGGATGGAGAATAAGACAGTTCAGAATGTAGTGCATGGGTTCAAAGTGTTCAGACCTGATTGGACTTGTGACCCGACAGGTTACAACCCTAAACAGTACACTTGTCCCGGAAAATTTGAGGAAGAAGGGGAACTTGATGTTTGCGGTCATGGTATGCACTTCTGTCAGACTGCTGCCGACTGTTTCAATTATTACAGTTTTAACAGTGAAAACAAGGTTGCAGAAGTCATTGCTTATGGTGATGTAAGAACAGAAGGTGACAAGTCTTGCACTGATAAACTGGAAATCGTGCGTGAAATCCCGTGGGATGAAGTCTTGCGGATCGTCAACCTTGGAAAGAATTGCACGGGTCGCTGCAACACCGGGAACAGGAACACCGGGAACAGGAACACCGGGGACTGGAACACCGGGAACAGGAACACCGGGAACAGGAACACCGGGGACTGGAACACCGGGAACAGGAACACCGGGGACTGGAACACCGGGAACAGGAACACCGGGGACTGGAACACCGGGGACTGGAACACCGGGAACAGGAACACCGGGGACTGGAACA